TGGAACAAATACATCATTTACAACAGCAGTAACAAAAATCAAATTTTTATTTGAAAGTGGAAGCATTGGCTACGGAAGTTTTCAATTTTTCGGTGTAGCAAATAGTTAGGAGATAAATTATGGCTCTTAACTTTGCTAACAACAATTCCTTATCATCAATTACATCTTTACCATCAGGTATTAGTGGTGGTGGATTAAATTTAATATCTACACAGACAGCTAGTGGTAGTGCCAATTTATCTTTTACAAGTGGAATAGATAGTACGTACAAGGAGTATGTATTTAAGTTTATAAATATACATCCAGCTACTGATAATACGACTTTTACTTTTAATTTATCTGCTGATGGTGGAAGCAACTATAATGTTTCTAAAACAACAACTGTTTTTAGAGCTTTTCATGATGAAGCTGATAGCTCTACTGAATTAGATTATTTAGATGGGTTAGATTTAGCGAACGGAACAGGAGTTCAAGCTCTTGTTGAAAATATTGGAAATGGTAATGACGAAAGTTCTTCAGGCACTTTGCGTTTATTTGAACCATCATCTGCTACGTTTGTAAAACATTTTATATGGGAAGTACCAAGTTATGCAAGTTCAAATGCTATGAATATTCAATATGGTGCTGGATATGCAAACACAAATTCAGCAATAAATGCAATTCAATTTACTATGGGTTCAGGAAACATAGATAGTGGAGTTATAAAATTATATGGCGTTAGTTAAATACAATAACAATTCTATAAGTGCTGTTACAGCAGCAGCTAGTATTCCTAGTGGTTCTTTGGTTTTAATTAAATCTCAAACTGCTTCTAGTTCTGCAAACATTAGTTTTATTCATGGAACATCTAGTGTAGTTTTTGATGGAACATATAGTACTTATATGTTTAAATTTATAGATATTCACCCTGCATCTGCTGAACATTTTACTTTTAATGCCACAACAGATGGTACAAATTTTAATGTAACAAAAACCACAACTTATTTTCACGCAACTCATAATGAAGGTGGTAGCTCACAATCGTTAAGTTATGTTGCTGGAAAAGATTTAGCTCAATCTACAGATTATCAAAGAATTATAGATAGTATGAGTAATGCAAATGATGAGTGTGGAAGTGGCACATTGTTTTTCTTTTCACCTGCATCTACAACTTTTGTTAAACATTTTATATCTAATACTAGCTCGGCTAATGCAGAAGAAAAAAATGCTTATGTTGCTGGTTATATGAATATTACTTCAGCAATTACAGGAATAGATTTTAAAATGTCTAGTGGTAATATAGATAGTGGTACAATTAAACTTTACGGAATAAAGGATAGTTAATGGCATTAGTTAAACTAAATAATAATGGTGTAAAGAACGCAACTGCTTTTGGTAGCATAACAGGATTAGGTAATTTAATATTAATTAAAACACAAACTGCTAGTAGCTCAGCATCTATATCTTTTGTTGATGGTGCTAGTTCAGTAGTGCTAGATAATACTTATAAAGAATACATATTTTATTTTAATAATATTCATCCAGCTACAAATAATACTAAATTAACTTTTCAAGCATCTATTAATACAGGAAGTAGTTATGGTGTAACAATAACAAGTACAAGATTCTATGCTTTTCATAGAGAAAATGATGCAACTCCTGAATTAGCTTATGATGGTTCAGAAGATTTAGCACAAAGCACAGACTTTCAAAATGTAACAGGTGCAATAGGAAATGGAAATGATGAAGTTGGTAGTGGTTATATACATCTATTTAATCCAAGTTCTACTACATTTGTAAAACATTTTATTGTAAATGCTAATAGCTATCATGGATTAGGTGCTTCACTTAATGCTTATACTGCTGGTTATTATAATTCACAATCAGCAATAGACGCAATACAATTTAAAATGGATTCAGGTAATATAGATGCTGGAACAATCTCACTTTACGGAGTGGTTTAATTAGTATACAACAACAACAAACAGGAGAAAAAATATGGCAAGATACAAAATGGTAAATGGAGAAAGAATCCAATTTACAGCAGAAGAAGAAGCAGCTAGAGATGCTGAAGAAGCAGCTTGGTCTAATGGTGCTTTTGATAGAGCTATGGCAGACTTGAGACAAAGAAGAAGTGCTTTGTTAACAGCTACTGACTTCTATGCTTTATCAGATGTAACAATGAGTGCTGACATGACAACGTACAGACAAAATCTTCGTGATCTTACGAATGGTTTAAGTACAGTTGCTGATGTTAATGCTGTTGTCTACCCAACAAAACCTGAATAAATAATATTAAATAAATAATGAGTTATTTATTAATGTTACATATATGCTCAGCAACACTTATGTCTTGTGCAGAACCCGTTGTTTTTCCCCCGCAAAACAATCATTATAACTGTACAAGATCAGCTTACATTCATTCAATAAATCTGTTAAAAGAATTAGGAGAAGAAGAAGTAAATAAACATAAAATTTTTATTGCTTTTACTTGTCAATCTGGGAACGAAGTATAATAGGAGATTAATATGGATAAAATGATTACAATATTTTTAGAAGAAATAACAAACTTTTGGGAAAAAATAAAAAGCTATGTCAAAAACAAAATTAAAAAAATTATCTGCACGTGCAAATGCAGAGAAAAAAATTAAAGACTACGCAGAGAAAAGCAATAGTGTTCGCATCTCCTATCACGAGAAGGTATGTGCGGAACGTATGAAAACTTTATTTAAAGCTATAGACGAAATGAGAGTAGATATAAAAAATCTACACTCTGATATGAATAAAGGTAAAGGTGTTATAAATTTCCTAGTTATTATTGGTGGCACACTTGCGGTCATTCTAGGTTTTTTTAAAATGGATGGCTAGACGCAGACAGACAGCTTCTGTTGGTTTATATAATGAACTAATTGCTCAAGCTGAATTTGCTAAAGACCCAAACAAGATTGTGTTTGTACCCGCTATGGGTAAAGGTCCAATAGATATGGTAGTTTTAGATATAGACACCGGTGAATATCAAGCATATGATGTCAAATCAGCTAACTATAGAAAAACAGATTACACACCCAAAGATAGATATAAAAGAAAAGCAGGAAGTTTAATCAATAGAGGTCTCACTCCAGAACAAAAAAAACTTAAAGTTAAAATATATTATAATAAATAATATGGACACAGGCGAAATCATAACCGAGTATAAAGATCAGGTTAGAATCTTAAAACAACAGATTAGTGAGCTGGAAGATGCTGGTAAATCTAAGGATGCTGCTAATAAAAGATGTTTGCAAAAACTAGAATTTTCCACTACAGATTTAGAAAAGGCATTAGCTAAAATAGAAGTATTAGAAGAGAAAATAAAAGGAACAGATGATACCATATAGATTATTATTTAACATAGGTTCTAAAGCTGCTGGAACTTTTATGCAAAGACGAAAAGAAAAAAGCGAAAGAAAACACGCAATCGCTTTAGCAGAGATGGAAACAGGAAACGAAAGAGCAAAAAGAAATGGCTCTTTGTTTTTAGATTTAATACTAGGTGCTTTTATTCTAGCACCTCTAGGTATTCTTGCTTATGCTACATTCTGGGGAGATATAGCTATGTTGCAAAAGGTAGAGTTTTACTTTGAACAACTGAAGAACATACCAGAAGTCTATCTCTATTTAATATTTATAGTGGTAGGTGGTAACTATGGAATATCAGTTACTAACTTATTATCTGGAAAAAAGTTTAAAAAATGAAAAGTATAATGACTAATTCATCACAGCAATACAGTAGAAAAGTAAGTTTATTATCACAACAAACAGGTAAGGTTAATGGCAAAAAGATTCAACGCAGACAAAGTAGCACACGAAAGAATCGCAAAAAGTACTAGCTTGGGTAGACGACCTAAAAAATCGTCAATGAATAAGCATAAAAAAAGAACATGGAAAAAGTATAATTCTCAAGGAAGATAGTGTAAGTATTTGGCATGAGTAAAATAAAAAAGCCAAAAAGCAAATTAGAATGGTTTAAAAAAAACATAGTGATTGTACCTGTGATAGCTGCAATCATTGCCGGAACTTTTACATCTGTTAGATATGTTCTTAATCTTACAGATACAATTACAGCTAACCAAGAAACCATTATTAAACTAGAAGAAAAATTTAATAATTCTAGAGCAGACATCAATGACCTTAAACAAAGATTATCAGCTGCGGAAGCAACATGGACTATGGCAGAAAATTTATACAGACAATTAGCAGATACAGTAAGAGATCACACTTATGACCTTAAAGACCTTACGAGATAATTTATTATGGATTATATTTTTTCTTTGTGTAACAACTTACGCACAAGCAAGAAATGATTATCTCAATGATTACGGAACTTGTGAAAGAGGTCATTGGGAAACTTATACAGAAGTTAGACAACACGAATACAAAACAGGCACAAGTAATGAGTATCAAGATCAAACACTAGGTTTT